GTAAAGCAAAGCAGACAGCAGACTCTACCAAATAAGAGAAATGTATGGCAGTTGAAGTAAGTCGCAGAGATATTATCTCTGATGAAATAGTTGAATTAGGATCTGAGGCAAAGTTCTTAAAACTTCCAGTATCTCCTTATTTGGAGCTGCTGAATATCACACCTCTACCGTCGCAGATAGCAATTATCAACGCGATTAACAATCCAAAGTACCGTTTTGTCTCTGCTGCCGTCTCTCGTCGGCAAGGCAAAACATACATTGCCAACATCATTGGACAGCTCGTGTCTTTGGTGCCCGGCTCTAATATTTTAATTATGTCCCCCAACTATGCTTTGTCTCAGATCTCTTTTGATCTGCAAAGAAACCTAATTAAACATTTTGATTTAGAGGTTACAAAAGATAACGCAAAGGACAAAGTTATCGAAATCTCTAACGGATCTACTGTAAGAATGGGCTCGGTTAACCAAGTCGATTCTTGCGTAGGTAGATCTTATGACCTTATCATCTTTGATGAGGCCGCACTCGCTGACGGCAAGGATGCCTTCAACGTTGCCCTTCGACCTACACTCGACAAGCCTAATTCTAAAGCAATCTTCATTTCCACGCCACGGGGTCGGAACAACTGGTTCTCTGAGTTTTTCTATCGGGGGTTCTCAGAAGATTTCCCAGAATGGTGTAGCATACGAGCAACCTATAGAGACAACCCTCGTATGTCGGAATCTGATATAGCAGAAGCACGTAAGTCTATGTCAGACGCAGAATTTAAGCAAGAGTATGAAGCTGACTTTAATACTTATGAAGGTCAGATATGGAAGTTTAACTTTGAGACTCAGGTGAAAGACTTATCTCAGCTAGACACCTCAAAGATGGACGTGTTCGCAGGTTTAGACGTAGGATACAAAGATCCCACAGCACTGTGTGTAATTGCATACGATTGGGACACAGGAAAATACTACTTAGTAGATGAGTACCTTAACGCAGAAAGGACAACCGAACAACATGCTATTGAGATACAAAAACTTATTGATCGTTGGGATATTGATTTTATTTATATTGACTCAGCTGCTCAACAAACAAGGTTCGATCTCGCGCAGAATTATGACATCTCCACCATTAACGCTAAGAAGTCTGTACTGGACGGAATTGGGTATGTATCAAGCCTCATTGACAATGACAACCTTTACGTCGATCAACAGTGCAAAGAGTCCCTTATTTGTTTAGATTCTTATCAGTGGGATCCTAACCCAAATCTGGCAAGGGAAAAACCGAAACACAACATGGCTTCTCACATGGCAGATGGTTTAAGATACGCACTATATTCATTTATAACTGCGTCCGTGTCCTTCTAGCGATACCTGTGCAAAAATAGTTATTGACAAGTGACCCTAAAGCCGCTATAATTCTTCTAATGAAAAATCAGGAACCCAAAAGCAAATGCCTAAGCTAAAACGTGATGTTGTAAAGTATGTACGAGATAAGGCAAAGTCTAAGTATGAGAAAGGTACCTCCTGTGAGATTTGTCGCGAGACAGAGCAGCTTGACTTTCACCACTTTTACAGTTTGACGCCCCTACTTAACCAGTGGCTTGCAAAGAATAAACACAACCCTGAGTATATTCAGTCACTTCGGGATGACTTTATAGAAGAGCATCATGCTGAGCTTTACAATGATACGGTGACTCTATGTCATACACATCATTTAAAGTTGCATTCAATTTATGGTAAAGACCCTGCGCTGGGAACTGCAAAGAAACAAATGCGCTGGGTAGAGATTCAAAGAGAAAAACATGGCGTGGTATAATAATATCTTAGGAAGAACCGAAAAGCTGAATCCTGCGCAATTTCACGACGTTGCTACAAAAGAGAGCTCGCGAGAGAATACTCTTAGCTACGAGCGCGCCTATGAAGAACTAGAAATTGTAAACCGTGGCGTAAACATGATCGTAGATGATGTTGCTGAGATTCCTACTCTTGTTAAGCCTAACACAAATACTAAAGGCGTTATCAAAGGCATTAAACGATCTAAAGTAGAGACTCTACTTAATCGAGAGCCTAACCCTTATCAAGATATTAACTCTTTTCGTAGAAACTTAATTACTGACTTTCTTATTGACGGTAATATCTTTATTTACTATGATGGTGCTCATATGTATCATCTACCTGCCGATAAAGTAACAGTACACGCAGACGAAAAGACTTTCATTTCTCACTACTCTTTACTGGATATAGATTATAGTGTTGAGGAGATTATTCATGTTAAAGAAAACTCTTTTCACTCTATTTACCGTGGTGTTCCACGTTTAAGTCCTGCAGCGCGTACTATGAATCTTATTCAATCTATGCGTAAATTTCAGGATAACTTCTTTAAGAACGGGGCAGTTCCAGGACTTGTACTCAAATCACCTAACACTCTTTCTGATAAAATTAAAGACCGTATGATCCTAGCTTGGCAACAACGCTATAGACCAGATGCAGGTGGCAGACGCCCTTTAATCTTAGACGGCGGTATTGAAGTAGACTCTATTTCAAACGTAAGTTTTAAAGATTTGGATTTTCAAAGTGCAATTTTAGAAAACGAAAAGATTATTTTAAAGGCGCTCGGAATCCCTCCAATTCTTTTAGACTCAGGTAACAATGCTAACATTCGTCCAAATTTACGACTTTATTATTTGGAGACTATACTTCCTATCGTTCGGAAATTAAATTTTGCAATGACAAGATTTTATGGTTTTGAGTGTATCGAAGACATTACCGATATTCCGGCTTTAGCACCGGAACTACGAGATGCGTCAGCTTATTATACTTCACTAGTAAATGGTGGAATTATTACTGCTGCAGAAGCTCGAGATCGCTTAGGATTCCCTGAGATAGCTAACACACAAGAAATTAGAGTTCCTGCAAATATAGCAGGTTCTGCAGCTAACCCCGACGAGGGTGGAAGACCGGTTGAGGAGACTGAAGATGAATAGCAATAAAGTAAAAAGATTTAAAGCAATTAAGCTGTTAGCAGCTTTTTATGCTCAAGAAAAGAAAGTACACAGTGAAGTAGAGTATATTGCTTTAGGTCACCGTCAGCCCGTAACAGGTGCTACTATTAAGTATATATTTGGCGGATATCCTGGTGTACTAACTATGATTAAACAAAGCGCATTTTGGAGTGACCTTGAACAATATACTAAGGTTGCCCCTACGAAGAAGCCAGAAGCTGAAAAGCCTAAGGTTAAAGTACCAAAGCCTACAGCCGCGGTTAAGCCTGCTGTTAAACCAGCAGTTAAAAAGGGTGAAGATAATGAATAAAATCTTTAATCTTACGTCTACTTTTAAAGCTCACGAAGGGGATGATGGCAGTGTCATGATTCGCGGAATGGCAAGTACAGCTGACTTCGATCGCGCGGGTGATTCTATCTCAGCTGAAGCATGGCAAAAAGGTGGAATAAAGAATTTTGAAAAAAATCCAATAATCTTGTTTAATCATGACTACGACAAGCCTATTGGTAGAGCCACAGGGATGAAAGCAGGACCCGACGGCCTAGAGTTAGAATGTAAGATCAGTAAAAATGCCCCTGGCAACGTAGCTGAACTTGTTAAAGACGGTGTTCTTGGAGCCTTTTCTGTTGGTTTCAGAGTCAAGGATGCTGATTATATTAAAGAAACCGACGGATTAATGATTAAGGACGCTGAGTTATTTGAGGTATCGGTTGTTTCGGTGCCATGCAATCAGGCAGCTACTTTTTCGCTCGCGAAGTCTTTTGACTCTACTGAAGAGTACGAAGAATTCAAAAAAACTTTCACTAATCGTGTAGATCTAGCAGGTCAGTCTCTGGCTACGGACGAAGATACTTCTTCAAATATAGCTAGTGACAACACACCTAAAAGCGCGGAACTTATTTCCGCAGATCAGGAGATCAAAATGGACAATCAAAACATCGACTTGGAAGCTTTTGCAAAGAAGGTAGCTGAAGATACAGCTGCTAAAATCGCAATGAAGCAAGCCGAGCAAAAAGCAGCTGAGAAAGCTGACGCTGAGAAGCAAGCATCTTTCATCGAAGCACAGAACATCAAAGTTAAGACTGGTATTCAGTCTGGCGTTGAGCAGTTAATGGCTGACATGGAAAGCAAAATGGCTGCTAAAGACGCAGACATCGCTGGTATTCTAGCACAGCACAAGACTGACCTTGACGAGAAGTCTGTCGAAATCGAAGCTATGCAAAACAGCAAGAAAAGCTTCCAAAACCGTGGCAGCGATCTAAGCAAGTTTGGCAAGGAATTCCTCCACGCCTCTGTACTTGGTAAAATCACTGGCAAAGGCTGGGACACTAAATTTGCTCAAGACCTTAAAGAAAAAGTAGGTGTTCAGTTTGACACTAACGCTGGTACTTTAGATACTATCGTTTCAACTACTTTTGAAGAAGAAGTTCGCCTTAACCAACGTGTTGCTCAGTTGTTTAAAGAAATGCAAGTTAACTCTGGCGCAACTGTACTTCCTTTGATGGATGACACTAACCTTGCAACATTCTCTTCAGGCGGAATTGGTAACGGTATCTTAGAAAACCGTACCCAAGTAGCTGCTAACGAGTTTGAATTGCGTGAAGTAACTGCACTCGCTAAGCGTCTTATCTCTGGTACTTACATCGGTGCTGATACTGACGAGCAAGTTGTTGTAACTATCTTGCCAATGATCTTGTCTGCTCTAGCTCGTGCTCACGCTCGTGCAATTGATGGCGCTTTCACTATTGGTAATGCTTCAATCGTAGGTCTATGTGGCGCTGCAGGTACTGACGGATCTGGTTCTTTCTTAGCCGGTGATTCTGCTTCTGTAACTGACTTAGCTGTTAACGGTTCTGCGAACCTTACTGCTGCTATGCTTATGTCTGCACGTGGTGAAATGGGTAAGTATGGTATTAATCCTGCTGATGTTGCTTACATCGTCAACATGGAAGAGTACTACAACCTAGTAAATGATCCTGCTTTCTCTGATATCAGTGAAGTTGGTTCTGATATTGCTGCTAAAGTACAAGGTACCATGGGTTCTGTTTACGGTTCTCCTGTTGTTATCTCTGATCACTTTGCACGTGCTGCGAACAAGACTGCTGCTATCGCAGTTAACGTTCACAACTACGTTGTACCA